AATACAAAGCTAATACGCAATATTTTGTGAAACCTATCGATAAAGATACTTTCACATTGCATGCCACAGCAGAAGATTCTGCCGCTACTCCTGGTACTCCAATTAAACCATCTGCCGCTGTTACAGCTGGTAAAATGGAATTGACTTACTGCAATGCTATCGACGCTAAAGCGTTGAATCCAGCTGGCGAATTTACAATGGAATCATTGAATGACGCTATGCAAGCAGTATGGGGTCGTGGTGGTGACGTAGATATCGCTGTTATGTCTGGTAAAAACAAACGTAAAGCGTCTACATTCACAGCTAACTCTCAACGTAACGTTGCGATGGAAGCTAAAAAATTAACTCAAGTAATCGATGTTCTTGAAACAGACTTCGGTGTAATTGAGTTGGTTGCTCACCGTCTATACGCAGATGACGTTGTAGACTTGCTTGAATTGCAATACTGGAAACTTGGTTACCTTATCCCATTCCATAACGAAGATTTGGAACGTAAAGGTACATACAAAGAATCCGTAATTACAGGTACAGCTACTCTCGAATGTACTGCACCAATTGCAAATGCTCGCTTGTACGGCATTTCCAAATAATCCTTGGGGGTAGTTAATTCTACCCCCTTATTTTTTTTGATTAAAAGGTGATATATGAGAATAGACACAAAGGTTACAGTCGAGAAAGACACCTGGAGTATTCAACATACCTTTGACGAATCTGATGTTTTACAGCAAGTAAAAGAGGAGCGTGACAGTGGTCTTGAAGGCAACTTGAACGGTCAAGCTAAAGTCATTGCTCGTATTCCTCGCCATCGTTTTATGAGTGACTTTGAACTCATTATGGCACAAGAGTGTCAAGGTAAGGACAAAAAAGAATACGAGATGTGGATTCGAAAATGGATTATGAAAAATCCAGAGTTTAGGACTACGACTGGTAATATCAAGAGGTACTTATGATTGAAGTACGTGATGTGGTTACTTCTGTTTTGTATGGGTTAGGGGAAAACGCTAATCGTAAACACAGTGACCCAGAAATTATAGATGCTCTGAATATCGTATTACGGTATGTAAACCTAGCTCTTATCAACGCTAAATCCTTTTGGATTACTAAAGAAATTAAGCTAAAACCACGTAATGGTAAAGCTAAATTACCAACTGACTTTGGCGGATTCAAATCGTTCGAAGACGACTTTGATGGTAAATACAAATTTGTTGGTAATACTATCAAAATTGATAAAGAAGCTACAATGGCATATAACTATATCTTAGACCCTATTGAGAATATCGATGATGAAATCGATTTACCTTATGTCTTATTCGACATGTTCTCACGCTATAGTCTAGGATTACTTAATGGTAATTTTGGAGCAGATACTGTAGCTGGTTTAATATCAGCTGAAATTCAAAAAATGGTAGCTGGCGAATCAAGTGGTCCTATTGAGCGACCAATGCCATTCTTTGTATAGGAGGTACAATGACAACAAATGACTTGTTGATTTTGGTTCGTCAACGACTAGGCGATATGCAGAAACTTAGTTTATCAGACGAAGAACTAATAATGAGTTTAAACGTGGCCATTGATAGACTTAGTGAAGAGCTAGCTCAAGATGGTAATCCAGAGTTAGTAAAAGAGGTAACTCTTAATGGTACATCTAAAGAACTTCGTCCAGATGATTTTATCTCCTTGTGTGGACAATTCCCTGTTATCTTTATCCAAGATACAGATGGGGTAAAAATCCAACACATGGACCCAAATTATGCTGGTACGATGATTGTTCGATACTTTGCTAGTCGCAAACACGTTCATAACTTAACAGATGAAATTCCATTTGATAAAATTCTCCAACAACGACAACTTGTTACCTATACAGTATATGATATTAAATCTATTACAGGTGAGGTGAAAGAAGATGACGGTAAGAGAACTAATGGATAAGGCGGCTCTTCGAGACCGTCTAAGTGATAATCTCCAAAGTGGTTACGAAGATAAAGAATTAATTGCTTATATTAATGACGCTATTAACTTTATTTGGCATGTATTAATTGACCATGGATATTATGAGGTAATTGGAGATGTTACATTCACACAAGCTAATGATACTGCTCCAGCTGACTGGTACAGGGTTACTAACCAAGCTCCGCTCATTGTCAGAGATAATTCCGTGGAAGTCTATGGTAAAGTCCCTCTTAAAGTCCGTTACTACAAAAAACCAAAGTTTGTAAATGCAGATACAGACCAAATTCCTTTTAGTAACGAAGCATTTGGAGATATTATTGCACAATTAGTTATTATTCTCGCTATGTCTAACCACGGCTTTAATATGGACGTTGAACAAGATATGGTAGAGGCTATCGTAGGTTTATTATAAGGAGGTGAGTATGTCTGATAATGGCGTCAATCAACTACCTCCTTCTATACAAGGCGACGGTAGGAAGTTTATTTCGCTTTTAAAAAGCTATTTAAAAAATATTGCTGGGGAGTTAGACGACCAAATTAAAAAAGTAGAAAGTTATTTTAATGTTATCGCTGATAACCCAGATACTTTTGATGAACAGATTTCTAATGTTACAGTCGAAGAAAAGGCTGTCAATGGGTCAGTATCATTGTTAATACGTTGGGATTCGTCTCAAATTAAACAATATGCTGGCGTAAGCATTGATGTAAAAGTTGGTGACTTTCATGATACGTTAGAAATGTTTGAAGAAAAAGATACAGTTCGTCATTATGATACAACTCGCACTAATCAGTTTACGTTAGATAATGTAGATATTGGCAAAAAATATTGGATTCGTATTCGTGGTAGGGACGTTAGAAACGCTTTGTCTATCAGTGGTAAAGCCCCTATAGCTTTACACTATATCGCTGAGACTAAATACGTTCCTAAATCACCATACGAAGCTACAGTGGTATTTGACAAAAGAGCAGTATATTGGTCTTGGAAACAATATCCACAAAATGATTATGAGTGGACAGAGCTTCGATTAGACCAAAACCCTGGTTCATTGTTTAATCGATTGGACTTAACTACTGATTGGCACTCTGAAGCAAAACCATATGCTCGTACAGGTACAGCATACCTTTATAACAAAGGTATTGGTAATTCGTATTCTGCTCCAGCAACAATTGAATATGCAAAAGAAGTACCACACAAACCTAAACATTTGACTGCTACTCCAGTAGTAACAGGCTTATATATTGAATTTGATTTAATTCCAGAAGATTGTTATGGTGCGAATGTTTATATCAATAATGAGAAGCATTTTGTTGTGGACAACAAATTTAGCTTTAACTGTTCTACTGGGAATTACTCTATTAAAGTTGCTTACGTTGATGTGTTTGGTGATGGTGAATTATCAGACGTATTGACTATTAGTACTATAGGTGAAATTCCTGTAGAGATGATTAATAAAGAAAAGCTTGGTATTAATGCTATTAACCAAGGTATTACTGATATCAATAAAGCTCGCGAAGAAGCCGATAAGAAAATCGGTAATTTAACTACTTCTCTAACTACGTTAGAAGGTGTAGTTGATACTAAGATTACTGATGTAAAAAATACTACTGAGAGTAGAATTACAGCAACTCAAAATGCTATTAATTCTATGGTGCAAAACAATATCAATAAGCTTAAAACCAGTATCACGCAAGTGGCTAATAGTATTGATGTTAAGGTAAGTGCTGGTGTAAATAAACTAACTGGCAAAGAGATTATATCTCGTATTAATCTAACACCAGAAACTGTTTCTATCTCTGGTAAATATGTCCACATTACTGGAGATACTGTCTTTGACAATGGCGTAATTGTATCACAACATCTAGGCGATAAAGCTGTAATTGGCACTAAGATTGCCGATGGAGCTATCACTACTGATAAACTTGTAGCTAACGCCATCACAGGTGATAAAATCGCCGCTAATGCTATCACTTCAGATAAAATCAAAACTGGAGAAATTACAGCAGAGAAAATAGCTACTGGCACTATCACAGGTGATAGACTAAAAGCCAATACAATTACTGGCGATAAAATTGTTACTGGTAGCATTTCTGGCGATAAAATATCTGCTAATAGTATTGCGGGGGATAGAATTAAAGCTGGTAGTATTACTACAGAGCAAATAAAATCACATGCTATCACTGGTGATAAATTACAAGTAGATAGTTTATCAACTATCACGGCACGTATCGGCGAGTTAAAAACAGCAGATACTGGTGCCAGAACTGTTATTAAAGATAACTTAATTGAAGTCTATGATGAAAATAATCAATTGAGAGTGAGGGTAGGAGTATGGGAAGATTGATAGAATGGTTTAAAAAAGTTTGGCGTAAAATATTTAAAAGGGGTGAAGATATGCCAGCTGGATTACAAACGTTTGACAAGAATGGTAATGTTATGGTTGATATAACTGACAGGTTAACTAAAATAGTCGGTATTAAGAGGTTTGATGTTATCGAGCCGAGTGGCAGTGTTACAATTCCAACCACAAATAACGAATACATATGGTATTTCATTAATAGTTATGCTCAAGGTGAACCAAGACCTCAATCTGGTTTCTCAATTGTATACGATTTGAAATTATCAGGTAATGTTCTGTCCTGGACATTAAAGTCAGATAAGGCGATTGGCAAAAGATGTCAAGTTGCCGTAATATATGGGGTGATGTAATGAAACATTTTCAAGCGGTTAATCAACAAGATGTAACGACTATCAATGATACTGACTGTTGTTTATATTTAAAATATAAAATACCATTAAAAACATTTCCACTCTATAACGGTGAAATTGGGATTTTTTCTGGTAAATTCGTAGACGGCACATTTGCTTACCAACATATACCTGTGTTCGACAACCCAGAAAAATGGGAGTATGTATGCTATTTCTATTTGCCAGTAAAAAACAGAGACACCGATGAAGTTTATGCTTATGCCTTAGAGTCAAATGCAACCATGCGAAAAATGCGTATTATAGAAACACGACATAATGACTCACAAGGTCAAATAACAAGCTATATGCACTTTATGTTTTTCACTGACAGTATAGAAGAAATTCAAGCTGTAGCTAACCAATCAACGATTTATGTGTATTCTAACAAGATACCAACCGACTCTAATTATGGAATGGAAATATATAATGGTAATGGCGAACGTATTTTTAATAGTAATAAATTAATCATGCGTGTAAAGCAAATCTTTAATAAGCACTATGAGAGCGAGACATTATTACCGAAACAAGCATATGAAGTTGGTGATGTACCAACCCCACATATCCAAAAGCTTGGCGTTTCATTTACGAACCCACAGATGGGTTTAATAGCTGACCAAACTCGAGTTACCCATGAGATAAATATAATAAAGGGTGTGTTAAATATTTCTGTAAGCTATATAGGTCAAGTTGGTGTAAAAATTAGCGGGTCTCATACTACACGTATTATGCTATGTGAATTGACTGGAACGGAAGACTTCCCTGTACTAGAACGTACAAGCATTTAATATTTGACACATTCTACTATTTCATAGTATCTTCATATTAACAAGAGGTGATATTATGAATAAAATTATCGGTATGATACCAGCTACTGCATTTCTCCTGTATATGCTATATGACCCATTCCAGGAATTACTTCGTGGAGACGTGGGTCGATTTCTAGTTGGCCTATGTACACACGGCCTAATAGGAGCTATTGCTTGGTTTATTTCTTATCGTTTTCTCTGTACTGACATGAAATAGGAGGTTTATGGCAAAACGAAAATTATCACCGCCTACGCACGAATTGGTTGTTAACCAAGGTGACGATTTTTCTTTTCAACTTGTAATTAAAGACGCACAAAAAGAGCCAGTAGATATTACTGGCTTTTCTTATGTCTGCAAGGTGCGTGAAAACGCAGAAAGTGAAACTGTCTTGGCAGAAGCGGAATGTACAACACCAGAACCACAACATGGTCTGGTAGAAGTGTCTTTTACACACGAAGTCACTTCTCAAATTGATACAGATGGGTCCTATTATGGAGAATTAGCTTCCTATTACTATGACGTTGTGCAAATCAACGCTAGTGGTAAGCATGAGCGTATTCTTCAAGGACCTTTTTTAGTTAGTCCAGGTATTTCATACCATTAAGGAGGTTTATTGAGAGATTGGATTAATACGCATTTTCCACCTCCGTATAGATTGCTTACTGGCGTATTTATCGTAATCCTGGCTGACATTTTTGATGTATACGAGCGATTGGTTGAGCAGATGTATCGATTATTAAATTTTTGGGAGATTAAAGTTATGGCTGGAACAGCATTATCTCTAATATTATCTTTTCACCAATCTGACTACGCATACGTCGCCCAGGGTATTTTCTGGTTATTGGTCTTGGATATTATTACTAAATGGTTTGCAATTAGTAACCAGTATTTAATAGAACAAGGCATACCACCAGAAGAAATTACAACGATTGACAAATTCAGAGGGTGGATACCAGCATTTCGAGCTGGCAAAATTACAACAGCTCACTTAGGCACTGGATTTCTTTCTAAGATGATACAGTACGCATTGTTGTTATCAGCGGCGGT